TCGTTTACTTCATACAATGTGTGTTAAAAGTATTTAAATGTTCGGTTCTTTAAATAAAAATAAATTATTATAATATATTTATATAAATGGAAAACATAAACTTAACCTCTAATCTTCTTAATTTTACATTGGAAAATATGGGCACAGGCGCAAGTTTTATAATTGCATTATCCAGTAAAGATTTAATTTATTCATTAGTAAATGATATAATACTGCCATTAATAAATAATTATTTATTTATTGTAAAAAATGATAAACCAAATTTTAAAAATTTATTTATAAATCTAATAACTTGGATATTAGTTCTTATTAATACATTTGTATTTTATACTCTATTATTCAAATTAGATAAAAAAGAATTAGATAAAAAAGAATTAGATAAAAAAGAATCAGATAAAAAGGAATATAATAAAAAGGGGTATTAATTATTTAGGAGTTTTATGATTCTTCTTTAGGAGTTTCTTTTGATTTTTCAAATGTTGTATTGATAGGTTTTAAAAACATATCACGAGTAACAATATCGTTAACATAACTGGTTTGTAAAAAAGGATTAAATCCTCTTTGAGCAATCATTTCTCTATCTGCTATTTTTGTATCCAAATCTTCACGTTTGGATCCACTTACATTTTGATTTCTAGAAAACATTGAGTTTGTTATAGAATCTTTATTAAAAAAAGATTCATCTTCTAAAGATTGGTTTATAGCGTTTGTTTGTGAATCATATGATTGCTCTTCAACTTTTTTTTCTGGTTTAGCACTTTTATAATAAGTTTCGCCAGTACTCCATTTCCATTCATTGTACATTATTATAATGATTATTAAAATAATGTATTGTTAAACTTAAATATTATTTAGTAACTCCCTCTTTAATAATAACCATATTTTTTGTAAACATAAAAGCATCTTTGTTAGTTCTTCTTCTTTTTAAATTACATTCTAAACATGCTATAACTAAATTTTCTTTATTATGTCCAATATCGTTATTAATTCTATCAAGAGACCATTGTTTTAATTCTCTAACTCGTTCATAAAGAATATAAACTTGATTAGAACAATAACAACATTTCATATTTGATTTTTTCAACAAATTAATTGTCTCTTCAAAACTAACCAATTCTTCTTCATTTAAAATTTTCTTTAATATATCCTGTTGTTTATAACAATATAATTTTGTTTTTATATGAGATATCATTTTTAAAATATATTTGTTATTATTTTCATTATTTATAAAATTCTCAGACATTAACATATTAATTTGTGTTTGATAAGATAATTCTTCTTCATTTAACCCCCAAGTTTTTGTTTCTACCCTCATTTTTTTTTCCTTTTCATAATTTATTTTTTTTGTGGATTTATTGTTTTGTGGTTCTTCTAATATTATTTTTTTAATATTTGAATTATTATTATTTTCCATTAGTATATATTATAATAATTTATAATAAAATCAATATAAACATAATTGTATTATACATAGTTTAAATATTATTATTATATAAAACTAAGTTAAAATCTATTTTACAATATAATGTATAAATGAACAAAAATGTCCAATCAACCAATTGTGATAGTAATGAGTTAAAACCAGTTAAATGTAAATCAATATTTTTTACGAGTTTACAAAATGAATTTTCTCGGTCTGAAAGTAAATCATCGATTGATTTAGAAAATTTAGATAAATTTCTTGAAAATGAAAAAATTACAAACTCAAATGAACCTTGGAGTAAATTAGATAAAACTGCTAAAATGAGAAAATTAACATTATTCGCAGATAACTATAAAGGGGTAAATGAGTTAACTGATGTAGAATATGATAGACTTATATCTTTTTTTAAAGATTGTTTAGATAAAAAAAAATTACAACGTGTTAAAGATGTAAATTATAATAAGGATACTGGTGAAATAAAAAATATACCTGCTTTATTTTTTAATAAATCATTAGCCCATTTTACACTTAAAAATATCGATAAAAGAGTTTCTACTTTAAAAGGACTGACTCCAAAGAAAAAACAAGGGACTGCCAAAAATATTAAAACTATAGATGATTCTGACTCTGATAAAGATGACTAATCTAATATTATTATACTATTATATTATTAAATTAATAATTAATAATAAAATAGCATAAAAATAAAATGATATATTATAAATATGTTTGGACTAATTGATATTACCGATAAAATTATACCTGAAACAGAATTTCAATACTTTAATGATGACGAATTTTTGGAATTATATGAAACTTGTTTATATTTAATGGAAGAATTTATTAAAGACTGTCCTACTTTTGTTTCTGAACCAGATTTTGAAGACGTGTTTGACGAAAATATTCAAGAATTAATGTATTCACAATTTGAATTTGATGTATTTTATACAGAAGACGCTGAAGATGAAATGAATGATATTATTGAATATGCGAAAGATGAATTTTTTAAAAATTATATGCCTCCGCGTTCTTATTCTAATACAATTATTTTAGAAGACCCGCATAATAATTATATTACACAACAAATAAATGTTCTTAGAAATAAACCTCAACCAATTCAAAGAACCAAAGAATGGTATGAGTTTCGGCATAATTTAATTACAGCTTCAAATGCGTATAAAGCATTTGAAAGTCAAAAAGTTAAAAATCAACTTATTTATGAAAAATGTAAACCATTAGATCCAAGTTTATATAAAGAAGAAGAAATAAAAGAAGTTGTAATGGTAAATACTAACACTACACTTCATTGGGGACAAAAATATGAACCACTTTCAGTAAAAATTTATGAACATATTTACGATACAAAAATAGAAGATTTTGGGTGTATTCAACACAAAAATTATTTATTTATTGGAGCATCTCCGGATGGAATTAATATTGACCCACATTCAAAACGTTATGGTCGCATGTTGGAAATTAAAAATATTGTTAATCGAGAAATAGATGGAATACCTAAAAAAGAATATTGGGTTCAAATGCAACTTCAAATGGAAGTTTGTGAATTAGATGAATGTGACTTTTTAGAAACAAAATTTACAGAATATCTAGATTATACATCATTTTTATGTGATACTCAAAATGAAGACAATATATGTTTATCAAAAGAAAACTTTATGAAAGGACTAATAATTTACTTTCATACAAAAGAAGGTAAACCATTTTATGTACATAAACCGTTAGATATGATTAACTCTAATAATATTACTTTGTGGGAAGAAAATATGGTAGATTATTATCAGGGCAATCCTGAATTTAATTATATATATATGAAAACACATTATTGGAAATTAGAAAAATTAAGTTGTGTGTTAGTTTGTAGAAATCAACAATGGTTTAAGGATAATGTTAAAGAATTAGAAGATATTTGGAACACTATTACAAAAGAAAGAGTTACCGGTTATCAGCATCGCGAACCTACTCGCAAACAAAAAAGTTTTAATAATAATAATGTAGATAAACCATCTGAAGGTTGTTTGTTACATTTTAATAAAGACACATGTAAAATAAATGTTATAAAAAAACAAACACAAGATATTGAGTTTGATATTGATAATGTTTAAAAATATTATACAATTTCTGTTGTTAAATATTACCTGAATAATGATATAATATTTTTGTATTATTTTATAGTTCAATAGGTAAATCATCTCTAATGAAAATAGCCTCACCATTTCTATTCCAACTAACCACCATTGTAATTATCTCTACACCTGCTTCTACTGCTTCTTTAAACGCATCTCTATATTCTGGATCAATAACAGATGGTTGAAATCTATTTGAATCCGTTCGTTGTATAACATAACACATTATACAACGAATTTTTTTCTCTTTTTGTATCAATGTTTGTTTTTTTATCAATGTTAATTCTCTAATATGTTTTAATGCTCTTGGACTAACAGGTTCAGAAGGTTTCTTGTTATAATTGTAAGGAAAATAGGATACTTTTGAATTAAAGTCTCTATCATTAAAATTCATTTTAGTTCTCTCTTTAAAGCTAACGTTTTCATAGTCTGCTAATGGCACATTTTTTACTTCCATTATAAATGGAATACAATTTTGGTCTATACCAGTAAAATCAAAACGTGAATCTATTTTATCTTTAACATAAACAGCAGTTTCTCTTCTATATCTTTTAATATTTTGTAATTTCGTCAGTAAGTTTGCGTTCAAAGCTGCTTCGGTTAATGTTTCTGCCAACTTTGGATGGATTCCAATAATTTGTTCATATTCTCTCTCTCTTAATACTGATAAGTATACAGTATGTGTACATTTCATATTTGCCTTATTTTTTGGTTTTGAGTTTGAATTTGGACTTAGAGATATTAAAACAGACGCATTTACGTCAGCAAGTCCACAACAACCTAATGAAGCAGTATGACCTAAAACTTCTTCATCATTGCATAAAATGTCAGCAACATATGGAGTTTTGATATATTTTGAAGGGCGTTTAATAACTTGTCCTTCAATAAGATTATCTAATTTTATTAAAACTTGCATTCTTTAGATACTTACAATAAGTATTGTAATTTTTACTTCAATTTTTTATTTTAAGGGTCTATTCTTACGAGTTTTATTATTTTATTTTTATGGTTCAGTTATAAAATAACCAACTCTTAAACCTTGTTGTACTGGAGGTAATGGCAAAGTAATATTTGTTTTAGTATCTTTTTTATTTTTATATAAGGCACCACAAAAATCTGCGCGCACACAAGTTCCATTATCTGGATTATCATAATATTTCAAATTGTTAGTTACCTGTTTATATGAACCTAATTTAAATACAGGATAATGCCACCATATTTGATTATAATTATTGTTTGAAGTTTCATTTTTATTTATTAGAGGATAATCATTTAATATTGCTTGGCTAACAGATTTTGGAAAAGTTCCAGGCGTTGATAAATCATACATTCCACTAAATCCTTCAATCTTTTTATATAAATTTAATACTAATATAAGTATTAAAAATATAATACCACCTATGACAAATTTATATTTCATATAATATAAATGTATATAAAAAACTTAATTATTTAATTTTAAAAGTGACTTAAAATTAAACTACCACATATATATACCATGGAAACAACATATATGCGTGTTACTAAAAGAAATGGAGAATTAGAAGAAATTGCCTTTGATAAAATTCAAAGACGAATTAAAAAATTAGGCGAAGAAGTATCCATTCATATAAATTATCCACAATTAGTTATGAAAGTAATTGATCAGTTATATGATAAAATTTCTACAACCAAAATAGATGAATTGGCGGCTGAACAATGTGCTTCCCTTTCTACCCTAAATCCTGATTATGGAACTCTTGCTGGACGCATTATTATTTCTAATCATCAAAAAAATACAAATCCATTATTTTCAAATGTAGTAGAAGAATTGTATAATTTTTGTGATATTCACGGCAATCATAATCCATTAGTATCATTAAATTTATGGACATTTGTTAGTAAGTATGCTTCAACTTTAAATGATATGATTGATTATAATAGAGATTATTTAATTGATTATTTTGGGTTTAAAACATTGGAAAGAGCGTATTTATTTAAAAAAGGCAAATATATTATTGAAAGACCACAGCATATGTGGATGAGAGTTTCTGTAGGAATACACGGCGATTTAAATAATCCTAATTCATTAGAACTTATTAAAGAAACATATAATTTAATGTCTCAAAAATTTTTTACACACGCTACGCCTACCCTTTTCAATGCCGGAACTCCACGACCACAGATGAGTTCTTGTTATTTATTAGCTATGGAAGATGATAGCATTGATGGAATTTTTAATACATTAAAAGATTGCGCTCATATTTCAAAATGGGCTGGAGGAATTGGATTACACGTTCATAATATTAGAGCAAAAGGAAGTCATATTCAAGGAACAAATGGAATATCCAATGGGTTAGTTCCTATGTTACGAGTATTTAATAATACTGCTCGATATGTTGACCAAGGAGGTAATAAGCGTAATGGTTCATTTGCTATTTATTTAGAACCTTGGCATTCTGATATTTTTGATTTCTTAGAAATGCGAAAAAATCATGGAGACGAAGAAATGAAAGCGCGTGACTTATTTTATGCTTTGTGGATTTCTGATTTATTTATGGAAAGAGTTAAAGACAAAAATGGCAAATGGTCGTTATTTTGTCCACACGAATGTCCAGGATTATCTGATGTTTATGGTGACAATTTTAAAAATTTATATGAATCTTACGAAAAAAATGGCAACGCCAGAAAAACTATTAATGCGCGCGAATTATGGTTTGCTATTTTAGATGCTCAAATGGAAACAGGGACACCATATTTACTTTATAAGGACGCTGCTAATATAAAATCTAATCAAAAAAATCTTGGAACAATTAAATCATCAAATTTATGCGTTGCACCAGAAACATTAATTTTGACAGATAAAGGACATATAGAAATTCAAAATTTAATGAATCAAGATGTAAATGTATGGAATGGCGAAGAGTGGAGTTTAGTTACTATTAAAAAAACAGGCGAAGATCAAGAATTAATTGATGTTTATACTGATGATGGATCAAAATTAACGTGTACTCCTTATCATAATTTTTATATTCAAAATAGTTATTCATCAAATTCAATTGAAAAGGTTGAAGCAAAGGATTTAAAACCAAATGATAGGATAATAAAATGCGAATATCCAGTTATTGATGGTTCTGATACTATGCCATATGCTTATACCCATGGATTTTTTTGTGGAGATGGAACTTATGGAAATAAAACAGATGAACCAGAAAGAAATTGTAAATTTAAAGCACTTAAAAATCATTTCTTTTGTAAAAGACATTTAGCATATGAAACAGAAAATTATTTATTTGATAATGAACATATAGAATGTGAAGAAATAAAATGTCAAGCTAAATCATATGTTAAAAAACCAATAGTATCTTTATATGGAGAGAAACAAAAATTATTAGAATATATAAATAAACGTTCTTATCAAATCAACGAAAAATCAAAAAGAACAAATGTTACTCTTCCAGTTGATTTAAATGAAAAATTTGAGGTGCCTTCTTATTTTTGTGCCTTAAAAGATAAACTAGATTGGTTTGCTGGATATTGTGATGCTGATGGTTCTATTTCTAGAAATGGTGAAAATGAACAATTACAAGTATCTTCAATAAATAAAGAATTTTTAGAAAATATAAAATTATTATTACAAACGTGTGGAATTAATCCTAAAATAAAACTTAGTCAAAATAGAACAGAAAGTTACTTGCCAGATGGAAAAGGAGGTTATAAATATTTTGAGGTTAAACCTATTTATAGATTATTAATTACATCATATGATTTATATAATTTACATCAATTAGGGTTTAATCCACACAGATTAGTTATTTCTGGAAATAAACCATCCCGTGATGCTAAACAATTTATTAAAATATTGAAAATTAAAAATAATAATAGAATTGATGATACATATTGTTTTACTGAACCAAAGAGACACATGGGCGTTTTTAATGGAATTTTAACAGGACAATGCACCGAAATAATAGAATACTCTGATAGCACTGAAACAGCAGTTTGTAATCTAGCGTCTATTGCGTTACCAGCATTCGTTAACCAACAAACAAAACAATTTGATTATGATAAACTTCATCAAGTTACTAAAGTAGTAACTAACAATTTAAATAAAGTTATTGACATTAATTTTTATCCTACTGAGAAAACAAGAAAAAGTAATTTAAGACATAGACCTATTGGTATTGGGGTACAAGGTTTAGCAGATGCTTTTATTTTAATGGATATTCCATTCCATTCTGAACAAGCAAAAAGTGTTAATAAACTAATATTTGAAACTATTTATCACGCATCTCTTGAAAAAAGCAATGAAATTTCTTTTGAAAGAGGTGAACAAATTAAAAAATTATTAGATTTAAACTCTACTGAAAGTTTTACTTTTATTAATCAATATGAATATTCTACATTAAAACGTGATAATAAAGATTTATTTGGAGCTTACATTTCATTTGAGGGATCCCCTACATCTGAAGGAATTCTTCAATTTGATCTTTGGAATGTGAGTCCAAGCAATCGTTATAATTGGGATATTCTTAAAAAATCAATACAAAAATATGGATTGCGAAACTCTTTGTTAGTTGCTCCAATGCCAACCGCATCTACATCACAAATTCTAGGATATAATGAATGTTTCGAACCATTTACAAGTAATTTATACTCCCGTAGAACATTAGCCGGAGAATTTGTTGTTGTCAATAAATATTTAATGAAAGAACTTATTGAATTAGGTCATTGGAATGAACAAATAAAAAATAATATTATTGCGAATAAAGGTTCTATTCAACAAATTACATTTTTATCGGAGCACATTCGTAATAAATATAAGATTGTTTGGGAAATACCTATGAAACATATTATAGATATGTCTGCTGATAGAGGACCATTTATTTGCCAAAGTCAAAGTTTAAATTTATGGATAGAAGAACCTATTTATAGCAAATTAACATCTATGCACTTTTATGCTTGGGAAAAAGGATTAAAAACTGGTATTTATTATTTGAGAAGAAAAGCAAAACATCAGGCGCAACAATTTACAATTGAACCAACTAATAAGGAAGAAACTTGCGAATCATGCTCTGCTTAAATTAATTATTTAATATATTTTATAGGTTTATTGTAGTAAATTTTTTGCTTGTTTTATTTATTTATTTTTGAATACTTTTTACAATATAAGATTATATTATATTGTAAAAAAATTATTATTTATATTCCTTACATATTCCAAAAGTTTTTCTATGCCATTTAGTGATACCATATTTTTTAATACCATCCATATGTTTTTTAGAACCATATCCTTTATTTGAATTTATATCATAACGCTCGACTAATTCAGGATTTTCTTTACATAACTCTTCAATATATTTATCTCTTTCAGTTTTTGCCAATATAGACGCCGCCGCTATAGATGTATATTTATTATCTCCTCCTTCAATCGTTTTATATTTTATTATTTCTATTTCTGTAAATGGTTTAAAATAGTTACCATCTACTAATATTAATATTTTATCATAATTAATATGTGATAATTGGGATAATACATTTGTAATACCTTTATTCATGGCTGATTGGGTTGCCTGTAATATATTTATATTATCTATCGTTTGCTCATCTTCATATTCTACTGCCCAAGCAATCGCATTTTTTTTAATATAATCAGCAACTTGTTCTATTTTCTTTTTGCTATGAA